TCACACTGGCGCAGCAGGCTCCCCAAGCGCACCCTTTTGCTTGAGCAAACGTGCATTCATTGGGCTTAAGTTCTGCGCGCCTTGAATAGACATATCACTTACGCTCAGCTTGTTTTGAGAGGAGATCCAATCTAACCTGACTGTCCAATCATTATCTTTTTCACGTTCTATTTGCAAAATATGAACCGTGCTGCCCTTGCTACCAGCCATCTTCATTTTAATACGCTCTTCTGAAAGCTCTTGCCAAGCTATTGAAGCGATCTTCCCACCACAATCTGAAAAACAACCTGCAGGCGTTAACTCAGGCATTTCCTCACGTTGGTCTGTGTTTATTGACCATATTTTTACTGCCCCATTACGATTTCCCAACGCCAAGAGCTTACCGTCTGGCGAAAAAGTTATACTCTTTATTGCCTTAGTATGCCCTTTCTTAATATGCCCTTCAAGCGTATACAACATTTCTGGGCTTTCTATGTTCCATAGCTTCACTGTATTGTTATTGTCCCCCGATGCCAGCAAATTTTTGTCTGTTGGAGAAAAACTCACACTCGTCACCCATCTACCATGTTTAAGCGTAGTTTTAGGCTCTTTCTTAACCGGAGTATTCTGCAATTGCAATGTTTTTCTGTCTTCCAGTTCCCATAACTTTACCATCCCATCTTCGCTCCCCGATGCCAGCAAATTGCCATCTGCTGAAAAACTCACGCTCGACACCCATTTATCATGACTAAACTCATACAACTGTGTTTTGTCTTGCACGTGCCATAGCCTCACCGTATTATCATTCCCCCCTGATGCCAGCAAATTGTTGTCTGTTGAAGAAAAACTCACACACCATACCGGCTTTGTATGCCCATCAAACCTAACTGACTGTGTAGGCGACAAACCTTTTACGCTCCACAGCCGTACTGCATTATCATCACCTCCCGACGCCAGGATCTCACTGTCGGACGAAAAAGTCACACAATTCACATGACCCTCATGCCCTTTAAGCGTATCCAACATTTTTCCGTTTTCTACATTCCACAGCTTTATTGTCTTATCATAACTCCCCGATGCTAGGAAATTGCCGTTAGGCGAAAAAGCCACATTATCCACATGACCGCGATGCCCTCCAAGCGCAGGCGATTCTTGCCTGCTTTCCACTCTCCACATCCTCACCGTATTATCAGCACTCCCTGACGCCAGGAACTGACCATCTGGCAGTGAAAAAGCCACACTATCCACAAGACTGCCATGCCCTTCAAAGGTATACAATGCTTCTCCGTTTTCCACATTCCACAGCCTCACCGTTAGATCATTACTCCCCGATGCCAGCAAATTGCCGTCTGGCGAAAAACTCACACTCATTACTCCACCAGTATGCCCCTCCAGCTCATGTATACTATGTAGCTGTCTTGTGGGTAACTCTTCTCCGCTTTCCTCCACACTCCACAGCCTCACCGTCATATCCACACTCCACAGCCTCACCGTCATATCCTCACTCCCCGACGCCAGGAGGTTGCCCTTGGACGAAAAAGTCACACTATTCACCTTCCCCCCATGCAATTGCCGACACAACGTTAGCTCTTGTCCACGTTCCGTGTCCCACAGCCTCACCGTTTGGTCATCACTTCCCGATGCCAGCAAATTGCCGTCTGGCGAAAAACTCACACTCTTTACTGCATCAGTATGCCCGTCAAGCGTACTCAAACATTCTCCGCTTATGCTCCACAGCTTTATCTTCCCATCCCAGCTTCCCGATGCCAGGGTCTCGTTCTTTAGCGAGAAACTCACACTACTCACTATTCCTTTATGCCCTCGATCGCCGAACTCCCCACGCTCATACTCCATTTGTTTTCTTTCTACGTTCCACCGCTTTACTGTCGTATCATTACCCCCCGACGCCAAGAACTGGTTGTTGGGCGAAAATTTCACGCTATTTACCCATTCACAGTTAGCTTTAAACAAAGGCCCCAGCTCCAACGTGTCAGTTTTATACAATCGGATCTCACCACCCTGCTTGTCAACTTCATCCCTCGTACCAATAGCCAACCAACGCCCATCTCCGGAATAACAACAGTCAGTAACCCATTTACCCACCTCTAAACTAGGCAGCTCACCAAAGTTAACTCCATTCAGCTTCGCTCTTTCGAAATTAGCCCCACGCAGCCATGTTCCTCGTAAATTAACTTTACGCAAATCAGCTCCTTGCAGTTGGGCATTATCAAAAATCCCGTAGCTTAAATCAGCCCCTGGTACTTTGATACCATCCAAATTTTCTTCCTTAAACTGCACACCCGCTTTGACCAATACTGTCATTGCATTAGCAGCAGCTTTCCAATAATTTTCTTCCGTTTTCGAACGCTCAATGAAAGCTTGTAACTGCTCTTCAAACTTTGGCTCTTTCTCCACTCTCTCGACTAAAAACCGGATAATCGAGTGGTCTTCGATTAGCCTCTTTCGAGTTAATGAGGAGTCAGGCAAGGATATTGGTAATGTTGAACACGCTTTAACTGTGTCAGCTTGGCTTTCAAAATTCAAGAAAGCATCGAGGCTGTCATAGGAAGGCTGAACTTGCGGAATAAGCGGCGCCCCCTGGCGATTCGCTGCGCTCTGCGGCCCAAACACCGCGCGCGCGACAAAATATTCTAGAATCGATTGATGCAAAAACCTATACTGTTGGCTGCTGCGGCGTAAAGGACAGCATTCAAGCAAAAGCCGTACTTCCTTACGCCGCAAGCCCTTTGTTTTGAAAAACGCTTCCCAATCTCGTTTACTCGCTAAAGTTGCATAATCCATCACTCCTTGATGCTGAGGGTTTTCATACAACTCGACGGCAAGGCACTGGCTAAATTCAATTCCGTACCCTTCAAAGTTTTCTCCCAACTCTTGAAAAATAAGTTGCTCACTCTCAGTTAAATGCCTTCGGTCTTCCAAGCGCGCTTTGGCACGGGCAAACCATTCGCATATAAACGAATCGTATAAATCCAAACGAGTAATACCAGCATCCTGCTTCAGACGACTAACATCTTCCTTCTCCCAGAGCGGCATGATCTCCAAAGCTAACCTTAAGATAAAAGGGTTGCTCAATAATTCACTAAACTTGGGTATTGACTTAATTGTCTCGCCATAACGCTCAATTGACCACCCAAAAGGATGCTCGACCTCGACATACCTCTCAATATACTGGTCAATTTGCTTTTTCAAGTACGGAGCAACGACCAACTCTTGAAATCCATCAGGATCTGGTTTCCCATCCTGCCCACGAGGTTGAAATGTAGCTTGATAGTCCTGTCCCAAAGACTCAGTACGACAGCTAATAATGACTTTGGCTCGTGGCCACTCTCTTAAAAATTTATTCGTGACATAGAGATTTTGTCGCTGTGAGATTTCATCGTAGCCATCTAAAATAAATACGAAATTTTGCTGTCCATTTTCCTTAAGAGCTTTAATCTGATCTCTTGAAAACCTCTGCCTGCTTAGATATTCGTGAACCAAGTTATACACTGGGTCTTTAATCAGCGGCAGTGAAATAAACAAAGCCATAAGTGGTAAATTTGCCTCACTCGCTTCCTTATGTTTCTCCCAAAACCCGCGCGCTAAGTAACGGTTAAAAGTTGATTTTCCTGCACCGGAATCTCCTAGGAGCAATAACACTTTTTTATTCGAGTTCGGTTGTAAAAAATTTTCGACCTCCTTTCTTAGGTCGCCAAAGGGATGAATATCTTGTTGCTTATATTTGCCTTCTGGGGGCACGTAGTAGGAAAGCATCTGCTTGAGCTCTTTATCCTCGAGCTGTTTGTTGCGCCACAACTCTAAGCTTTCTTTCGCGTCTAAGCCACCCAATCCCGTTCGTGTGAGCTTTTTAGCTAAGTCAACAAGTTCGGCGTTTAACTTGTTAAATTGCTCATTAATGCTCTTTTCTAAGTCTTCGATGGGTTTGTCTTGGACGGCATTTAAGAGATCTTTTGGAAAATCCTTCTCAACAACTTCAGACCTAGGCAATGCAGGTTCGCCCAACGATGAGAGCATATAGGCTTCATAAATGCTCTTCTTAGTAGGGTCTTTATCCTGGGCTTGGGCTAAATGGACCCAGCACGTACGAGCGGCTTCGCTCACTCTAGGTTGAGTATCACCGGCCAGACGCGCTATACTGCTTAAGACTCCTCGTTTAACACGCTCGCTTGACCCCCAACGCTCATCGTTGAGATAGATATCTTCTAACCAGGCAAACGCCCCCTTCCGAGCATCTTCGTACAAATCCTTCTCATCCTGCTTTGCACCCTCATCGGGCACGGTGCATGCTACCTGCTCCAACTGCAAACTTAGTCCAAACAAAAAATTCGGATTTTGACGAGTACCTACCGAAGCCTGCTGAACAAAAGCATTCAAACTCTGGAGTTTTTGAGTTTGAATGAGAAATGCAGTGTGCCGGAGCGCGGTATACCATGGTTTCTTAAATCTAAAATCAAACCCTTCTCGGAAGCCTTCAGCCACGCTTTTGCCTGCCTCACTCAAGGTCTTGACGGTTTCAGCAACTTCTTGGGTTGTTTTAATGAGTTGCCCCAAGCCAGAAAATGCAATGCTAAATTGCTCACATGCATTAACCACATCTCCGGGATTACAAGTGTGCACTGCTTTAGCTAACGCAAAAGCCCCACCTGTAATCGCCATACTGCGCCGCCAAACACTTTGCCAAAGCTTTTCATCATCCGGCACATGCAGCAGAGCTTGACAAGCATAGGTTGCCTGGTAAGCTCGCCGGATATTTGAATCCTTACTCAAATCGTTCAAATATTGATATAAAGGTGTATGCAGCTGTTCACGGTTTAAGCCTTTGACGTTAGCATCGGCCATCGCATCTAACAAGGCGGCCAAAGCACGCAGCAAATTATCAATGTGGTCAGCTTCTTCTAACTCCAGCACGGGAATTGCTTTCTCTGCAGCTTTCTCTGCAGATTTGAGGTAATCCTTCCTCCAACAAGCAGGAAGGATTTTTTTCAAAGACTTGGCGACAGAATTTTTGTCTTTTTCTTTATCTTTTTCTTTGTGGAAAAGTTTTTTTCGCCAAGCGTCCAAGACGCCTAAGATTTGAACGCCATCGTCAGCATTTAATGTACCTGGCTTAGCTTGCTGCAAAATTTGAGCAAGCCCGTCGAGTAACTGGACCTGCAATAGGGTTTCCTTGTCAATGGCATTAATGAAGTGCCCCAACAAAGCTCGAAAAATATCGGCGTCTGGCAACTCCGCTAAAGCGACCACTTCACGAACGATATTGGAGCTTCTATCCCCCCTTATAGCAAATTCATTGATAACTCCCCGCGCGCGCAGAAGTAGTAATTCCTTTTTGCGCTGTGTCTCCTCTTTGTCGGAGTGTTCGAGGAGTTCCTGCCACACCGTGACGAGATGGCGGGTGTCATTAAATTTTTCCTTTCCATCCCAATTATCCTCACTCGGGCCAGCAGGCACTCCCTGTCGATCCTGAATAAAAAAGGAAAAATTGACCCTCCGTTCATCCGTTTTAGTGTGAATCTCGGTACTTGGAGTAAGGGAGAGAGAAATAGCCGAGCTTGAAGAATTGGTAAGATCCCCCTGTAGTGATGGTACCCGATCCCTTAAGGCCTTTAACTGTTTATGAGCTTCATGCTGAACGTTAGTACTTCCATACTCTATTGCTCTCATATAGTCGCGCTCTGCTCCCTTCGGATCATTATTTGATAAATCCAATATCCTCCCACGCTTTAAAGAAATTGTGCCACGGTAAAATGTTACTTCTTGTTTTTTCTCCAATTGCTCAGTATCTTTGATCCTTTCACAGGCTTTTTCTGCATGGTCACATAAAGTCTTAGCCAACTCGTAATCTTTCTTGTGCTTTTGTGTACGAGCCTCGTTCAGATAAAAATTTACGAGATTAAATGTAGTAGCCGCCGGTAAGACTAGATCCATGATTTTTCCCCACGCCTATAATCAAATCGAAGCTGTGCGAGCGCAACCTGTATCGCGTTTCCCCAGCGGCCATCGTCGATAAAGTCTATGTAAAGTTATAATCGGATGCTGCCCTAATACTATTAGGCAGGGCGCAAACAAACGTAACACATATTAAAATGCTAGTAATACTGCTGCTGGAAAACAAGATTTTTCTTATTTTTATTGCTGGCTGTGAGCAGATGCTTGCGATACACAAAGAGGTTATTGCGCCTGCACCACGATGACCCACCAAAATCTCTGGGTTAACATGAATAGTCAGCTCTGAACACAAATATTACCTCGTCGAAGAAGTAGTGTTGTAGTTCCACGGAAAATTGGCAAAATAGCCTGTACTAAACTAACTTTGCTTGTTCCGCAAAAAAGAGGCTATTCAAGCCCATTAAGGACTTAAAGATCATGTTTAAGGGGTAATTGCGGAACAGATTTTGAGCTAACTATTTGATTTTTCTATATTTAGCGACAGCCTGTTAATCCGCAGGTCCCAGGTTCGAGCCCTGGTCGGGGAGCCAGATTCTAAAAGGCTTACAGCGATGTAGGCCTTTTTATTTTGTTCCGCAATTATGGGGTTGTTCCGCAATTCCTAATTATCTGGTCGGAGTAACCAGCTTACCTTTGCGGTGCCGAACATAGCGTTGAGTCATCTTTTCGTCAGCATGGCCGAGTTGATCTTTAGCCGCCTCCATACCCTCTTTTTCTTCCTTATCCGTGCCTGCTTTGGCTCGTAAATCACGGTCAAGCCAAGCTCGCCAATAAGAACAAAAGCCCTTCAAATAACCTAACTGAGTGGGAGGAATGGGGGCTTACACGCGCAGCCCTCAATGAGTGCTTTCAGCCGAAAAATGGGGCGTTGGCTTGGCCCAAAATCACTGAAACGCCCACCACATTAAACGAATACGGCATCACCGATGCGGCTACGGCTCAAGAAGTACAAAACGAGTTCACCGCACTTCATCAGCGCTTTCATCCTAAAAACGGGCCATTGCCTTGGGCAAAAATTTCTGACAAACCCTCAACGCTCACCGGATACGGCATTACAGATGCTGCGCCCATTGCTAACCCAGCTTTCACCGGACAGCCTACCGCACCCACTCCGTCAGCTCAAGACAGCAGTACCCGTATCGCTACCACCGCTTCCACCTGGGCCACCATTCTTAGCCTGTTCACTGGGCCTGGTAGTCAATTACTTGAAGGCGATGGGTATCAAAAATTGCCCAGTAGGTTCCTTCTACAGTGGGGCGGCACTGCATCTAAAAAAGATGGAACTTCTGACGTGACTTTCCTTATTCAATTCCCCCAAAAATGTTTAGGTATTTTCGCAACTCATATAGGCCATGGATGTGCGACCGTCATTGAATACGCATATACACGAACAAGAATTGGCGTCAAATTGCGTACGTTCAATAATCTGGCAGAAACCACATTCGGATGGCCTGCTCAATGGTGGGCCATAGGCTGCTAAATCCGGTTTCAGTACAACCCTTCAACGTTAAAGCGCTTTAAAGCAACCTCAATATGACTTTTTATTATTCAAAATCAACTCGCGGCTTTTATTGTCTAGACATACATGGCGATGATATTCCCAAAGACGCCGTCGCTATTACCTCTGAAGAGCATACCGCGTTGTTCAAAGCTCAATCCACAGGCAAAATTATTCAGCCTGGTAACGACGGTTACCCTATCGCCGTTGATCCTCCTCCCCCTACGCCTGAAGAGTGGGCTGAAATTAATTTAGGCCGATGCCGCGCATTGATGAATGAAGCGGCCCTAAAAATTGCTCCTCTACAGGATGCCGTTGACCTCAACATCGCCACGGATGACGAAAAACAGCTTCTCAAAGAATGGAAACTCTATCGGGTCACTCTCAACCGCATTGAGCAGCACTCTAGCCTTTCCGCCGAGATCGACTGGCCTAAACCGCCTGATGAGAATTGAACCCAGTCGATATTGTGCCAACCGCCTCAGCGCGGTCTTTTTTTTCGTCTACACACTTCTACACTTCTATATGGCCGAAACCTTTGACAGGGCAGCTCTCATTTCAGAACTCAAACGCGATGAAGGCGAACGCTTTAAACCCTACTTCGATACCGTAGGCAAAATCACCATCGGCGTTGGGCGCAATCTGACGGATGGCGGCATCTCTCAGAGCGAATGCGCGATCATTTTGAACAACGATATTGCACGAACGATGAGATGGCTGGATCAGCATTTACCTTGGTGGCGGACCTTGGATGCAGTCAGGCAACGCGTACTCATTAATATGGCCTTTAACCTCGGCGGCAATCTTTTGACCTTTGTTAATACTCTGAACGCCATGCAACGCAACAATTATGCAGCCGCAGCTCACGGGATGCTCACGTCCAAATGGGCGAATCAGGGCGGCCAACGAGCAGTGCGCCTAGCCAACATGATGCGCACCAGAAAAATTTAACGCTCAACATCAAAAAATGAATCTTCACGAACATGATCGAACGATGCTTGCCACATTGGCGGCGATGGGTGCTGTGCTTGGGATGGGTAAATTGCTCGCTGGCGGCGAGAAAATCACCGCTCGGCTGATTATAGGGCGCATGATTGTCGGCGCGGGCTTAAGTGTCGCTGCGAGTTCAATCCTCACGCTTTTGCCTGAACTACCTGCGATTGCTATCACGGGTCTCGGCCAGTCTTACTTGGAATTAGCCGTACAACGCTGGTTGGGTAAACGCTCAAATCATGCTGAATAATTGGATCGCGGCTCTATTGAGACCATTGTGCATTGCAGCAACCGCATTCAGCTTTGGCGTAGCATGCGCGGGTTCTTTTTATTACAAACCGCGTATTCAAAAAGAACGCTCAGCGCTCGTGCACTATAAAGCTCAACTCGCCATGGCTCATGCCCAATTGATTGAAGCGCAAGCCAAAGTTGTCATACGAACTGAAATTCAATATCGTGAACGTATCAAAATCGTCAAGGAAAAAGGCGAAACCATCATTAAAGAGGTACCTGTCTATATTATCCAGGCTGATACTAACCACTTTGGCGTCAACGTTGGTTTCGTGCGCCATTACAATGCAGCATTTGCCAACGAACCTGCCGGACCTGCCGCCAAGTCTGACCGAAGACCCGCCAGCGTTTCGCTTGCTGAAATTGCCGAAGCTAATGCATTTAACGCCAACGTCTGCTGGCAATGGAGAGAACAGGCGCTTGGATTAAGAGCGTTTTATCGACAACTACAACATACGCATGGGCATACGCACAAAAATAATGACAGGCTCCATTCCTAGCCCATATATTTCGCAGCCTTTATCATATTTGCCAATATTTGATGAACTTCTTGCCTCTCTTCTTGTATCTCTCTTTCCGCTAACGATTCTCTACTTGCTTCCGCTCTCCTTTGCTTTAACAGCTTCTCATTGATTTCACTTAACCCTGTCGCTCCTTCTATTAACATTCCTCTCGCTATCAAAGGTTGGGCACCCTTACTCCAAGACAGTTTCACCTTATAGTCTGCTCCATCTTTTTTCACCTCCCACTGACGCACTGACTTATCTTTACTGCTAGTCACTAGATAAGGACCCTCAGGCGTCTCTTTCCAAGCTACGCTATGAACACTGCCATTAAAGTCCTGAATCACTGTCAGACAATCACCCGAGATGACCTCCCACACACGCACCGTCTGGTCCCGACTCCCCGACGCCAGCTGCAAACCGCTCGGCGAATACACCACGCTATAAACATTAGAGGTATGGCCAGTCAAGGTGCGGATTGTTGTCCAGCTTGACGCGTCGTACACGCGAATCACGCCGTTCTCAAGACCCATCGCGCAGCTTTTTCCATCGGGCGAATAGGCATAGGAATTGACATCACTCTCTACTTCAAGATACGGCCATTCGCCAAACTGCACCCCGGTCATCTGCGCTCCGCTTAAATTGGCGTTGCGTAGCCAACTCGTGCGAAGCGTGGCCTTTCTTAAATCCAACCCTTGCAACTGCGCTGATTCAAATATTCGAAAATCCAGATCTGCCCTGGGTATCTGGATCCCCTTGAAATCCGCTCCGCCAAACTGTACTCCCGCTCTGGTTTATCAGCGCTCTATTCATTTCGCTTAGCCCTACTACGCCTTCTATTAATGTTTCATTCACGTTCAGTTCCGCATGCGGGGGCATCCAGCTCAGGCTAACCCGCACTTCATCTCCCACTACTATTTCCCACTGACGAACAAAATGATCACCACTGCCTGCCAATACATACAATCTCTCCGACGTGGCTTTCCAGGCTACGCTAAAGACTCCCCCATTAAAATCTCGAATCTCTCTTAGACACGCTCCCGATACGACATCCCACAACCGCAGCGTCTTGTCATAACTTCCCGAAGCGATCTGCGTTCCGCTCGGTGAATACATTACACTACTAACATAGTCGTTATGGCCAGTCAAGGTGAGGCCCGGCGCGCCGCTTTTCGCGTCCCACAGACGAACCGTAGCGTCATAACTTCCCGAAGCGATCTGCGTTCCGCTCGGCGAATACACCACGCTCTTAACATAGGAGGTATGGCCAGTCAAGGTGAGACCCAGCGCGCCGCTTTCCGCGTCCCACAGACGAACCGTCTTGTCAACACTTCCCGAAGCGATCTGCAAACCGCTCGGCGAATACACCACGCTATAAACATAGGCGGTATGGCCCGTCAAGGTGAGGCCCGGCGCGCCGCTTTCCGCGTCCCACAGACGAACCGTCTTGTCATCACTCGAAGCTATCTGCGAACCACTCGGCGAATACACCACGCAACTAACAATGGAGCGGCCAGTCAAGGTGAGGCCCGGCGCGCCGCTTTTCGCGTCCCACAGACGAACCGTCTTGTCATAACTTCCCGAAGCGATCTGCGTTCCGCTCGGCGAATACACCACGCAACTAACAAGTTCGGTATGGCCAGTCAAGATGAGGTCCGGCACGCCGCTCTCCGCGTCCCACAGCCGCACCGTACGGTCCAAACTCCCCGAAGCGGACTGCAAACCGCTCGGCGAATACACCACGCTATAAACAGCAGCGGTATGGCCCGTCAAGGTGAGGCCCAGCGCCCCGCTCTTCGCCTCCCACAGACGAACCGTAGCGTCATAACTTCCCGAAGCGATCTGCGTTCCGCTCGGCGAATACACTACGCTAAAAACAGCGGCGGTATGGCCAGCCAAGGTGAGGCCCGGCGCCCCGCTTTTCGCGTCCCACAGCCGCACCGTACGGTCCCTACTCCCCGAAGCGATCTGCGTTCCGCTCGGCGAATACACCACGCTAAAAACAGCGGCGATATGGCCCGTCAAGGTGAGGCCCGGCGCGCCGCTCTCCGCGTCCCACAGACGAACTGTCTTGTCTTCACTTCCCGAAGCAATCTGCGAACCGCTCGGCGAATACACCACGCTTCTAACAATGCCGGTATGGCCCGTCAAGGTGAGGCCCGGCGCGCCGCTCTCCGCGTCCCACAGACGAACTGTCTTGTCCTCACTTCCCGAAGCAATCTGCGAACCGCTCGGCGAATACACCACGCTTCTGACAATGCCGGTATGGCCCGTCAAGGTGAGGCCGGGCGCCCCGCTCTCCGCGTGCCACAGACGCACCGTACGGTCCCTACTCCCCGAAGCGATCTGCGTTCCGCTCGGCGAATACACCACGCTATAAACATGAGAGGTATGGCCAGTCAAGGTGAGGCCCGGCGCGCCGCTCTCCGCGTCCCACAGACGCACCGTACGGTCCCTACTCCCCGAAGCGATCTGCGTTCCGCTCGGCGAATACACCACGCTATAAACATGAGAGGTATGGCCAGTCAAGGTGCGGATTGTTGTCCAGCTTGACGTGTCGTACACACGAATCACGCCGTTCTCAAGACCCATCGCGCAGCTTTTTCCATCCGGCGAATAGGCACAGGAATTGACATCACTCTCTACTTCAAGATACGGCCATTCACCAAACTGCACCCCCGCCATCTGCGCGCCGCTTAAATTCGCCTGGCGCAGCCAGCTCGTCCGAAGCTTGGTCTTTCTTAAATCCGACCCTTGCAACTGTGCTGATTCAAATACCCCAAAACTCAGATCTGCTCCGGGTATCTGGATCCCCTTTAAATCCGCTCCGCCAAACTGTACTCTCGCTCTGACCAAAATCGTCATTGCATTGGCCGCTCCCGTCGTCACAGCGTCATGATTTTTAGAGGTTTCTATCCACTCATGTAAGTGGGCTTTAAAAGCCGAGTACTGTTTAACTCGCTCCACTAAAAAATCAAGAATCAGCGGTTCATCCACTAATAAGAATTGATTCAACACCGCGTTAACATCCAGCTGAGCGCTGTTAAATTGCGGACTACAAATCGCCCTCGCCACACAATAATCTTGGATTGATTTATGGATAAAGCGATAGTGTTGCCTTTGGTGAATCAGAGGCGCATTAAAGAGTAATAAACGTTTTTCCGCATCCTTTTCATCAAGGTACGTCCGCCAGGCTTCTGGAATAACTTCATCCTTTTCAGGGTCATAAGAAGCTTGTACGAGGCGCTTTTGAGTTAAAGCAATCGCCATTGCTTGGCTCGCCTTCAGTCCTTTTGCAACCAGATGTTGCCCCAACTTACGTCGTGCTTTTTCCTCTTCATCAGTCAATGTAATATGCTGCAACCGTTCTTCTGAGCGATTCCACCAACGCGATATAAATGCGTCATACAGCGCAATGCGAGTCGTCGGCGCTGACGCGTTTTCGATTAGGTCGGGCAAAAGATCAAGCGCCATCCGCAGTAAAAATGGACGGCGGATCGCTTCTTTTAAAGTGGGTAAATTATTTAAGGTGTCCTGGTATCGTTTTAGAGTCCATCCAGTGCGTTGGGTATGCTGAATATATTTTTGTATATAGTCAGTGATCCAATCATCTGAAATCGTAGAAAGCCAATATTCTTGTAAAGCGGAAGTTTGGCCACGCTCCTGGAACTGGCTGCGATAATTTTCTCCAAGATATTCAGGACGCGAACTAATAATGACTTGAGCATTCCTCCAACGGCCGAGTTTATTCTGCGTATAAAACGCTTGCGTGCGATCTTTTATTTCATCAAAACCGTCTAAAATAAAAACCAGACGTTTTTCTTTTCGAAGCGCAGCAATCACTTCTGGGGAAAATTCTTGTTCTAGCAAATAGCTCTCTATTAAATCCTTACAAGTGGGTGTATGTTCGGCAAGCGCAATAAAAACCGGGATAGGAGTAGTAGTGGATGGTTGATACTCATCCCACAGCATGCGCGTTACATGTCTATTAAAGGTCGATTTACCTGAACCCGCCTCTCCAAGTAGCAAAAGTACTTTTTTGTTAGAAGATAAAAATTCACGTACTTTATCAATGAGCGGAAAGGAGGTTTGGCTATCTGCCGTTTCTTGCCCTTCAGAAGGAATATATAGTGTGAGGCCGTCTCTTATTTCATCGACTTCTTCGAGCACGTTGAGGTAGGCGGTTCTAAGCTCTTCAATCTGTGTACCTAATTGAGCCAAAGGCTTGTAACGCGTAGTTTCTGCATGGGCGTTTAGCCTTTCAAATATCAACCTGGTGTTTGAATTCGAATCCGTTAAGAAAAAGTTTGTTGTGACTGTATGGCTCTCTCCATAGAGTTGATTGCTCACCACACAGTTTTCGCTGGCCTGCACAATACTCTGCCCCTCTCCACTCGCTTGCACATGAATTGCTTCAACCTGTGTCAGCAGATTGGAGCGAGCCGAAGCATTGGATATAGGGGGAACTTTTGAACCTGAAATTGGCAACATTGCTGACTACTCCTCTTGTATCATTATTTCCGTGGTGGTTAGCTCCCATCACACGAAGTGAAGAGAGTTTGTTACTCCTCTTAAGGCATAGACTTTGTTATAAAGATCAAACCCTTCACTTCACTTCTCACCAACATAAAACTGAACGGTAGCCAAGGGTTCGACCCTGTATGCACAAGGATAGTGAGTGAGTTGGTAATTCTATTGTAAATTGAGAACATAAAGATGTATTACCTCGGAATCGATGTCGCCAAAGCCAAGCTGGATTGCTCGTTGTTACTGGATGAAACCGGTCTTAAACGTAAATCCAAAAAAGTAACCAATAGCCAAGCTGGGTTCAGTGAACTATTAACCTGGCTTGCCAAACAAGGTATTGAGCTTACGGAGCTTCACGTCACAATGGAAGCTACGGGGGGTTATCATGAGCAAGCCGCTCAAGCCTTACATGATGCAGGTGTTGCGGTTTCCATCGTCAATCCGGCCCAAATAAAGGCTTTAGGAAAGACCCTAGCCATACGGACTAAAACTGACGCAGTTGACAGTTTCTTGATCGCTCGTTTTGGCTTGCTATGCAAACCTGATGTTTGGGTTCCTTCAGCTCCAGAAGCAAGAGCGCTTAAAGCTTTGCTCGCCCGCCAGGAAGCTATTTCTGAAGACCTACAGCGTGAGCGTAATCGCCAAGAAAAAGCCAGCATTTCGACTACTCCAGAGCGTGTTCAGAAATCGCTTGATGACAGCATTCATTTTCTGCAAACCCAGTTAAAACAACTTCAACAAGAGATCGATGATCATATCGACAAGCATCCTGCTTTGAGAGAAGACTTGGGTTTGCTAAAAAGCATTCGCGCGATTGGCCCACAAGTCGGCAAAGCGATGCTTTCTGTGATGCAAACCCATTCATTTAAAACGGCCGAACAACTCGCCGCTTACTTGGGCCTAGTGCCCGTAGAAAGACAATCCGGTTCCTCTGTATTGGGCCGCTCCCGACTTTCTAAAGCAGGTTCTCCTGAAATCCGCGCTAAGCTTTATATGGCCGCTGTTGTCGCTATACGCTATAACGCACACGTCAAAGCTCTATACGAACGTCTACGCGCGCGCGGTAAATCCGCTATGTCGGCTCTGGGCGCTTGCATGAGAAAACTGGTTCACCTGTGTTTTGGCGTGCTTAAAACACGTATGCCTTACCAAGGAAATTATCGAAATATTGCTTGACTTGGAAGACGGTATCTTTATATTTTGTGTTTACTTGTCTCTAAATACACCATTTAACAATCTGGCTTCCACCAAATAAAACTCAATGCTTCGAGCTGGCGCTTAGGCAATACCAAAATCTCCGAAAGAGTTCTATTTTTATTCGAAGTTTTATTCGCGCAAGTCTACATCAAAAGTTGCGTCGGAAAACTTATGCTTAATTCGCCTTAATAAGGCCTAAAAACGCATAAATTGGCTATTGCTCCGTAGCATAAAATCGCCTATTTCTTTGTTTTTACTGGTTTTTAGCTACTTTTTCTCTAGATTCGAAATCCGACGCAAGCTACACGAGCTTACTAGCAAAGTTGCTTTTCTTACTGCTGTGCTCGAATCAAATTTTATTCTACAATTTCTCCCAAAAGCTCCGGAGATACTTGTAATATGGATCAGGTTTTTGAGTATTTTGTAGAATACATTATGTTTTAAGTTGTTGATATTTAAAGAAATTTATTAGGTCTGTTAATCCGCAGGTCCCAGGTTCGAGCCCTGGTCGGGGAGCCAGATTTTAAAAGGTCTACAGCGATGTAGGCCTTTTTATTTTGTTCCGCAATTCCTGATTATCTGGTCGGAGTAACCAGCTTACCTTTGCGGTGCCGGACATACCGTTGAGTCATCTTTTCGTCAACATGACCGAGTTGATCTTTAGCCGCCTCCATACCCTCTTTTTCTTCCTTATCCATGCCTGCTTTGGCTCGTAAATCACGGTCAAGCCAAGCTCGCCAATAAGAACAAAAGCCCTTCAAATAACCTAACTGAGTGGGAGGAATGGGGGCTTACACGCGCAGCCCTCAATGAGTGCTTTCAGCCGAAAAATGGGGCGTTGGCTTGGCCCAAAATCACTGAAACGCCCACCACATTAAACGAATACGGCATCACCGATGCGGCTACGGCTCAAGAAGTACAAAACGAGTTCACCGCACTTCATCAGCGCTTTCATCCTAAAAACGGGCCATTGCCTTGGGCAAAAATTTCTGACAAACCCTCAACGCTCACCGGATACGGCATTACAGATGCTGCGCCCATTGCTAACCCAGCTTTCACCGGACAGCCTACCGCACCCACTCCGTCAGCTCAAGACAGCAGTACCCGGATCGCTACCACCGCTTCCACCTGGGCCACCCTTCTTAGCCTGTTCACTGGGCCAAACCGACAATCCTTTCAAGACAACGGATTCCAGAAACTTCCAGGCGGCCTCATTCTCCAATGGGGTTTCACCTCTACCCACGGCAATGGAATGTCTAATGTGATTTTCCCTGTCAAGTTTTCAACGAAATGTCTGGCCATTCATGGCACTCATCTCGGCACTGGATGTGCAACCGTCATCGAATATGTCGGGACTCGAACCAATATCGGCGCCACATTGCGCACTCTCGATGAAAATGCCATGACCCGCGCAGGATGGGGCCTTCATTGGTTTGCTATTGGGCATTAATTTGCCCTCTCATGTCTATTCTTCTGTTTTCTATTTAAACCCACTTCATAGTATGATTTTTTATTATTCAAAATCAGAACCCGGATTTTACTGCGTCGGGATACATGGCGATAACATCCCTAAAGATGCTGTCTCGATTACTCAAGAAGAGCACACCGCATTGCTCAATGCCCAATCCAAAGGTAAATGGATCCAGTCCGATGAGAACGGTTACCCCGTGGCTGTTGACCCGCCTCCACTTACCCCTGAGGAGTGGGCCGACATTAATTTACGCCGTCGACAAGCTCGGTTGAGTCAAGCGGCTTTAAAAGTCGCTCCTTTACAAGATGCCGTAGACCTCAACATCGCCACGGATGACGAAAAACAGCTTCTTAAAGAATGGAAACTTTATCGGGTCGCTCTCAACCGCATTGAGCAGCACGCTAACCTTTCCGCCGAGATCGACTGGCCTAAACCGCCTGATGAGAATTGAATCCATCGATATTATGCTGACCGCCTTAGAGCGGTCTTTTTTTTCGTCTACACACTGATAAAAAATTCATGGCCGACACCTTTGACAGGGCCGCACTCATTTCAGAGCTTAAACGCGATGAAGGCGAGCGCTTTAAACCCTACTTCGATACCGTCGGCAAAATCACCATCGGAGTCGGGCGCAATTTGACGGATGGGAGCATCTCTCAGTGCGAATGCGAGATCCTTTTGCACAACGATATTCAAAATACGCTCGCGTGGCTGGATCGGAGTTTACCCTGGTGGCGGACCCTGGATGCAGTACGGCAACGCGTACTCATTAATATGGCCTTTAACCTCGGCGGCCATCTTCTGACCTTTGTGAATACTCTTGACGCGATGCAACACAGCGATTACGCAGCCGCGGCTCACGGTATGCTCGCCTCTAAATGGGCGACTCAAGTCGGCCAACGAGCACTGCGCCTGGCCAATAGGATGCGCACCGGAAAAATTTAACTCTCAATATTAAAAATGAATCTTCACGAACATGATCGAACGATGCTTGCCACATTGGCTGCGATGGGCGCTGCGATTGCCATTGGCAAATTGCTCACCGGCGGCGAGAAAATCACCGCTCGGCTGATTATCGGGAGCATGATTGTGGGCGCGGGCTTAAGCGTTGCCGCGAGCTCGATTCTCATGCTCTTGCCTGAACTCTCTCCGATCGCTGTTACGGGCCTGGGTGCAGCACTCGGCATTCTCGGCCAGTCTTATCTGGAATTGGCTGTACAACGCTGGTTAGGCAAACGCAACCATGCTGAATAATTGGATTGTTAGCTTATTACGGTCATTGTGCTTTGCAGCAACGGCCTTTTGCTTTGGCGTAGCGTGTGCAGGCTCTTTGTATTACAAACCACGCATTCACAAAGCTCAGATGGCACTCGTGCAATATAAAACTGAAATTGCTACTGCCCAGGCCAGACTCACCGAGGCACAAGCCAAAGTTGTCATACAAACTGAAATTCGATACCGCGACCGCATCAAAATCGTCAAAGAAAAAGGCGATACAATTATTAAGGAAGCCCCCATCTATGTTACTCAGGCTGATACTAACCGCTTTGGCGTTAATGTTGGTTTCGTGCGCCACTACAACGCAGCATTTGCCGGCGAATTTGCCGGACTTGCCTCCGAGCTTGATCGAGAACCCTCCGGCATTTCGCTTGCTGAAATCGCCGAGGTCAACACCTTTAACGCCAACACTTGCTTGCAATGGCGGGAACAGGCGCTTGGATTAAAGGCATTTAACCGACAATTGCAGCAAATTCGCGAATAGCCCCCGATAACTTCACTATCAGAGTTCTTCGACAGCGCTTTCCTCTTCAGAGAAAGCCATCTCAAAATCCTCTTCCCATGAAAATTCATAGGTAGAATATCCCCCCTTCAGCAGAAACACTATTTGAATCCTCGCCCTCAAAAATTATTAAGCTAGCATCTTCTCCAAAAAATCGGCGGCTCTTTCATTATCCCTATACGCTGACACCGCCCCACGTTGTTTTAAAAGGCGCGCATTTATCTCACTTAAACCGATGACCCCTTCAATCAACATATCATTCACCGCCAACTCTTCCTGCCTAGAACCCCAGCACAGTTTCGCCTGATAACCTTCTGAGTCCTTTTGGATCTCCCATTGCCGCACGGACCTGTCTTCGCTACCTGTCACCAGATACTGTTGGTCATTCAGCTTCGTCCAGGCGACACTATTAACGCTCCCCGTAAATCCCTGAATGACCCTGAGGCACGTACCCGAGGCAACCTCCCACAGCCGTAAAGTCTGGTCCCAACTGCCCGAGGCGAGCTGCGCTCCGCTCGGCGAATACGCGACGCTATTAACAGAAGATTCATGGCCTTGCAGGGTGTGGCGCAGCACGCCGCTAACCGCGTCCCACAGCCGTACGTTATGGTCATTACTGCCCGAGGCAAGCTGCGCTCCGTTCGGCGAATACGCGACGCTCCAAACACAATATTCATAACCTTGCAGGATGTGGCGCAGCGCGCTGCTGGCCAGGTCCCACAGCCGTACGGTCTTGCCCTCACTGCCCGAGGCAAGCTGCGTTCCGTTCGGCGAATACGCGATGCTCTTAACAGAAGATTCATGGCCTTGCAAGGTGTGGCGCAACGCCCCGCTGACCGCATCCCACAGCCGTACAGTATAGTCATCACTGCCCGAGGCAAGCTGCGCTCCGTTCGGCGAATACGCGATGCTCTTAACAGAAGATTCATGGCCCTGCAAGGTGTGGCGCAACGCCCCGCTGACCGCATCCCACAGCCGTACAGTCTTGTCATCACTGCCCGAGGCAAGCTGCGCTCCGCTCGGCGAATACGCGACGCTCCTAACAGAATCTTCATGGCCTTGCAGGGTGTGGCGCAACGCCCCGCTGACCGCATCCCACAGCCGTACAGTCTTGTCATCACTGCCCGAGGCAAGCTGCGCGCCGTCCGGCGAATACGCGACGCTATTAACAGACCATTCATGGCCTTGCAGGGTGTGGCACAATGCGCCGCTGACCGCATCCCACAGCCGTACGGTCTTGTCCCAACTGCCCGAGACGAGCTGCACTCCATTCGGTGAATACGCGACGCTCCTAACAGAAGATTCATGGCCTTGCGAGGCGTGGCGCAGCGCACCGCTGTCCGCCTCCCACAGCCGTACGGTCTTGTCCCAACTGCCCGAGACGAGCTGCGCTCCATTCGGTGAATACGCGACGCTATTAACACCAGATTTATGGCTTTCCATGGTGTGAGTATGGTGCAGCGCGCCGCTGTCCGCCTCCCACAGCCGGACGGTCTTATCATCACTGCCCGAGGCGAGCTGCGCTCCATTCGGTGAATACGCGACGCTCCTAACAGAAGATTTATGGCCTTGCAGGGTGTGGCGCAGCGCGCCACTGACCGCATCCCACAGCCGGACGGTCTGGTCCCGACTGCCCGAGGCGAGCTGCGCTCCGTTCGGTGAATACGCGACGCTCAAAACAGGCCCTTCATGGCCTTGCAGGGTGTGGCGCAGCGCGCCACTGACCGCATCCCACAGCCGGACGGTCTTGTCATCACTGCCCGAGGCGAGCTGCGCTCCATTCGGTGAATACGCGACGCTATTAACAGAAGATTCATGGCCTTGCAGGGTGTGGCGCAGCGCGCCACTGACCGCATCCCACAGCCGGACGGTCTTGTCATCACTGCCCGAGGCGAGCTGCGCTCCGCTCGGCGAATACGCGACGCTATTAACAGAAGATTCATGGCCTTGCAGGGTGTGGCGCAGCACGCCGCTGTCCGCCTCCCACAGCCGTACGGTCTTGTCTCTACTGCCCGAGGCAAGCTGCGCTCCGTTCGGCGAATACGCGACGCTCAAAATAGAATCTTCATGGCCTTCCAGAGTGCGGATTTTTGCCCAGCTTGAGGTGCCATAGAGGCGGATCTTGCCATTTCCAAGGCCCATCGCACAGGTTTTCCCATCTGGTGAATACGCGCAGGAATTGACTTCGCTCTCTTCTTGTATATACGCCCATTCACCAAACTGCACCCCAGCCATTTGTGCGCCGCTTAAATTCGCCTCACGGAGCCAGCTCGCGTAAAGCTTCACTCCGCTTAAATCCGAACCCTGCAACTGCGCTGAATCAAACACCGCATAACTCAGATCTGCGCCAGGTATCCGAATACCCTTTAAGTCCACTCCGTTAAACTGGATCCCCGCCCTGACCAGAATTGTCATCGCATTCGCCGCGCCCTGGCTGACCGACTCTGTCTGCGATGATGCCTTGATCCACGCCAACAGCGGTTTTACCAACTTCCTATCTTGCTCTACTTGCTCCACTAGAAACTGCTGAATCGCCGCATCCTCCACCAGATTAAAGCGGTTCAATAGTCTCTCTTGATTGACATGATCTGAATCCTTTAACTCTTCCCATAACCGTTGCACATTTTTCAGCCCATTCAACGGTTCAAAAACCCTAGATGCATCCAGTCCCACTGAATTTTCCAGCTCTTGCCACATACCACGCGCCACCAGATAATCCTGGATCGATTTATGGATAAATCGATACTGATCTCCCTGACGTGATAGTGGCGCATTAAACCTTAACAGCCGCGTCTTTTCTTCTGAATCTCCTAAATAACGGGCCCGCCAATCGTTTTTTTTCCCATCCTTCGCTTCTGAATACGTCACCGATACCAACTGCCTTTCATACATCGCGAGCGCCAGATTCTGACTAAAATCCCAGCCATGACTTGTAAATTCCTCATCCAGCGCTTCAAACGCTTCCTGCTCCCTGGGTTTAAGTTTGATGCGCCCCAACCTTTCCTGTGATCGGCTCAGCCAATTCTCCACAAACTTCTCATATAACCCGATGCGCGTTAGCTTCGATTGAGCTCCTTCCACTTTCAGTGTCGGTAGCACCTCTAATGTCATTTTTAACATAAAAGGGGTGCGTACTAATTCCTTCAACTCTCCTACTTCATTAAAAACCTTTTTGTATTCTTCAGCTTCCCACTGAGGTTTTCTATACTCAACGTACTTGTCAATATAACGATCCATCAATTCATTCGAAAACGCTACAAAGCGGCACTCTTGCAATGAATTCGGCTTGCCTACTGGATAAAATTTATTTTGATAATTCGTCCCTAAATATTCCGGGCGGCTACTTATTATCACTTTCGCTTGCCAACGCTCCAGTTTATTATCCGCATAGAAGGCGCGTGAACGTTGCGCTATTTCGTCATACCCATCCAGAATAAAAATAAATCGCCCGCCTTTACGTAAATCTTCTATCTGGGATTTCGATAAACCTTGCTCTTCTAGATATTGTTCGATCGAATTCTCACCCGGGTTCTTTAGCGTAGCCAGTGAAATGAATAATGAGATTGGCCTTTCTTGGGTATTTTCCGCTTGTGTATAGTCTTTCCATAACCGACGTGCCAGGTAACGGTTAAATGTTGACTTTCCGCTTCCGCCCTCACCTAACAGCAACAAGACTTTTTTATCCGAATCCAAAAACTCATTGACCTTCCCTTCTAAATCAAAATGTTCTGTCGCCTCCGCTGTGAGCTTACCTTGCGGTGCAACATACATCGCCAAACCATCCTGGATTTCTCCAAGCTCTTCCCAGTCCTTGAAATATTCTGTTTGGATACTTTCACCTAAAATCGCAAGTGGCTCTTTCTTCGATTTCAGTTCTTTTTCTTGCTGATGCTTCAATTGTTGATGGAGTTGCTGCACGGTAAGGGCAAGCTCGTTGTGTAACGCTTTCCGTATATCATCGAAAATACTGTCTACGAGTTGGGTAAACTCAAGCCCATCAAACTTTGAATCGTTCTTCAAATGCGAAATACAATCGCTGTACCCCTGCCAAAACTTATTCAGAAACGTTTGGGCTTCGTCACTACCCGCTAACAGCCGCTCGATCAGCTTAAAGAGCACCCCATGCCGACTTTGATTCGCATACACTTCTCGCCCTGCTTGCGCTTGTTCTTCAAAGCGCGGTATGTCTTCCATCCGAACCGCTGTCGCTGAAACAAAATCTGACAAGCACGCATCGTAGCTATTCAAGGTTAACGCAACCGGAATAATCCCATGCTTATCTTTAAGCTCTTCTGCTCGGATTTGCAAAAATGCCATTTCTGTCAATACATGATGGAACCCGGCCTTATAGCTTTCCTCTTGCGAGAATTCTCTGACCACCTCACGTATCGCCATCGCGCTATCTTGCTCACTATCTTTAAGATACGCTTCTCGATCTTTGCGATACGCCTCTCGCAGTTTCTGATAAAAATGGCCATAATCCGACCACTTTAGATAACTTCCCAATACCTCAGAACAACACACCGTGACCTTATCGACCGGGGTCACATCGCCTCGCAACCGCCCCGGTAATAGACACAGCTGATTGGTTAAAATATCTTCTAGCTTGCCGTCCTTTTTCAGATCTCTCGAAACACTTGAATACGGTTGCCCCATCGGCGTTTGATCCGAATACAAAATCACTTGAATTTGAGAGAGCTTTTCAATTAAATATTTAGAGGTAGAGGCCTCAGCCTTTCCGTGGGCTGGATTGTCATGCGCATATACTAAAAACAGGCTGGGTTTATTCGCGACCTTTAAGGCACCCAGCGTCGACAGCGCCTTTTCAAACAGGTAATCCATCTGCTTGCTTTTTTCTTGGATAGACACATCAACCTCTCGTTGCAGAGGCGTTAGACTCAGTTTTGAAGGCCGCGCATTTGCAACCCACTCTTTTGTTGGATCCAGTTGTTTTCTATTCCCCTCGCTCACACTCTCATTTTTAATTAAAAATGAGCCGTACCGTGCGCCTATTTGTTGATGCAACATTCGCGCGCCGGTTTGCTTCATATCCATATAAGGCGCGTACTCTAACGCCTTTTTATAATTCTCCTCAGCGCCGCATTTATCGTCTTTGCGTAGAAAAGTGCCATAGTAAAAATGGCTTGCGGCAAGTTGCTCTCTTATTTTTCTTAATTCAGACTCATTTTGAGTGCTTTGCAGCACGTCTTCTGCTTTGCGAATCCCCGCTTCAAAACATTCCTTTGCTTTCTCCAGATATCCTTGCGCCTCATAGCCCGTCGCTTCCTCTCGAAGCTTATTAGCTGCTGACAAGCCAGAAACTGAAGTGGGGGTCGGATTAACCCCTCTACCCCCAACCCCCATCAATACATTCAAATTAAACATTTTCTTCTCCTTTTATTACTTATTCGAATTACGTGGATAAAGAACGCCGCTCACCCGGCGAGCGTGGACGCGAAGATTTCATTGGCTTCGACGCTATCCCATTGAAGTTTACTTCGCGCAATTCTACTGCAAAATTTGCTTCGGAAAACTTATGCCTAATTCGCCCTAATAAGGCCTAAAAACGCATAAATTGGCTATTGCTCCGTAGCAGAGAACCGTCTATCCTGTTGTTTATATTCACTTTTATTGATTTCCCTCCAGGACTCAATGGGATGGACGCTCCCCCCTTTAAACGGCATCATGATGTGCCAAAATGGGAGTTCAATCTCACCCATTGATAGACAGGAGCATTCGCCATGGAGATCACAACAGTAGGCATCGATTTAGCAAAGACATGGTTCCGATTGCACGCCGTAGGCAAATCTGGCAAAACAGTACTTAAGAAGAAGTTAAACCGTGGTCAGATGATTGAATTCTTCGCCAACCTACCCACTTGTCTGATTGGCATGGAGGCCTGTGGTAGCGCACACCACTGGGCACGGAAGCTACAGAGTTTGGGCCACACGGTAAAGCTTATGGCACCTCAGTTCGTCAAGCCCTATGTCAAGACCAACAAGAATGATATGGCTGACGCTGAGGCAATCTGCGAAGCCGTGAGTCGACCCAACATGCGATTTGTACCAATAAAAAATCTGGAGCAGCAAGCAGTACTTTCGCTGCATCGAGTGCGTCAGGGCTTTGTGAAGGCACGTACCGCTCAGGCGAACCAAATTCGGGGCCTGCTTGGTGAATTCGGAATAATTCTCCCGCAAAGCATTGGCTACATCAAGACTCGCGTACCTGAGCTGATTGAAGATGCGAGTAATGAGTTGCCAGGCGCATTTCGTCTACTCGTGCAACGATTGCTGGATCATTTTAAGGAACTTGATCGCCAGGTCAGTGAACTTGAGGGACAGATTCAAAGCTGGCATCGCAACAATACCGTCAGCTGTAAACTTGCACAGATTCCGGGGATTGGGCCGATTACTGCCAGCGCTTTGGCCGCCTCAATTGGGGATGCTAAAAATTTTAAGAGTGGGCGGCAAGTTGCGGCGTGGCTAGGACTCGTACCCAAACAGCATTCCAGCGGCGGTAAGCAGAACCTGCTGGGGATCAGCAAGCGAGGCGACTCGTACCTCAGGTCGCTACTTATACATGGCGCGCGTTCTGTGATTTACCACGCGTCAAAAAAACCTCAGTTGCACCCTTGGATTAACGGCGTCGTTAATCGACGAAACAACAATGTAGCCGCCGTCGCACTGGCCAACAAAAATGCGCGCATTGTTTGGGCATTGTTAGCTCATGAGCGGCAATATGAAGTAAATTATTCCTCCTTGAGAGCCGCCGCATAA